AGATCCGGCAGCTCGGTGCGCTCGGTGATCGCCAGCATGTCACGCATCAGCGCGTTGACCTCGGACATCGTGTTGCTGGCAACCGCTGACATCTCAGCATGCTGCTCCGGCGTCAGTGTGAAATCATTATCCACGCTGCACGTCCACGCCATGCTCGTCCAGCAGGCGCAGTATCGCCATCTGCGTCAGCGACGCCATGCTTATGCGCTTCTCCTTGGACAAGTCACGCAGCGCCTCGAATACCTTGGCATCGATCCGCGAGCCAAGTTGCTTCATCTCAGTGTTCATAATTACCTCCGTTGATCCGGCCACTATAACGCCGCGTTAACATTGTGCAAGAGCTAGAACGCGAACTCTTCCTGCGTGCGCAGCCGGTACAGCTGCTGGCCCTCAATAAACGACGTTTTAATGATTGTGCGCCGCTCTCGCATGGTCTTCAGCCCAATGTCGATATGCACGGCGTCTTGCTCAATCATGCTGCACAGGTCGCCCACAGACAGCTCGTCATGCCTGCTCAGGCAGCGCTTGATCTCTTTGCGCAGCTTTTCTAGCGGCCACGGCTTGTGGGCATACGCGTGCATGTCATCGCGGCCAATCAGCCTGCGCTTCATGCGCGCGTTCTCGATGATCGCCAGCTCCTTCCAACGCTCCAGCGGCGTTAGGTGTTCCGTCATAGCTTTTCTCCAATGCTGTTCACCATGTTGATCCGCTCGCCAATCCAGCGCATCACAGGCACAGCCATAGAGTTGCCCATAGCTTTATATCGTGGGCCATCTGGGCAGCTTTCTGCTGGCTTGTTGCGATAGGGAATTTGCGTGTAGTTGTCGGGAAAGCCTTGCAAGCGCTCGCATTCGGTTGGCGTCAGGCGGCGTACTGCGCTGGCTTGTGCCACCGCTGGCGTTTTGCTTTTGTCGAGCGTGGGCGTGACATGCTCTGACACGCTGTCGCCCTGTTGCGCACTATTTTGCGCACCAAAGGCTATCGGGTGGTAAAAAGCTTCTGCATTTTTTACCATTTGATTATTTACTTGCTTTGCAATCTTTGTTCCCAACGTATGGCAAACGTCTGGAATACTTTTTGTCGGTTGCAAATAGCCTGCGCAAGCTTCGTCAGTGCCTAGCCCTCCGCCGCCACCACTTCCAGAGCGTGTTGTAACTGTTCCGGCAATTTCTTCCCGCGCTTTGCGGCTCGGCGCAGAATGCCCTGACAAGCTTTCGCGCTCAAAAAGAACCGCTGCGGCACGTTTCCAGTCTCCAAGGTATCCGACAACGAACACACGCTTGCGCCTTTGGGCCACTCCGAAGTATTGAGCGTCAAGCACTCTGTAGGCGAACCCATACCCGAGTTCTGCCAGCGCCCCGAGAAAGGTGCCAAAATCCCGTCCTCTGTTGCTAGACAAGACGCCGGAGACGTTCTCCCAAACCAACCACTTGGGCTGATATTGTGCAGCAATGGCAAGATAGGTGAGCATGAGGTTTCCGCGTGGGTCACTAAGTCCTTTGCGAAGTCCAGCGACTGAGAAGCTTTGGCAGGGGGTTCCCCCAACAAGAACGTCGATTGGGTCATTGGGCCACTCCTTAAAAGCTGTCATGTCGCCTAAGTTTGGCGTATTTGGGTAGTGATGCGCAAGTACTGCGCTAGGGAATTTTTCAATCTCGCTAAACCATTGCGGCTCCCAGCCAAGCGGGTGCCAGGCGACGGTTGCGGCCTCTACGCCAGAGCAAACGCTGCCATATCGTAGCGCGCTCACAGCCGCTTCTCCAGCATCTCGCAGAGCGCCATGATCTCTTCGGCGCGCTGCTTGATCGTCAGGCGCTCGGGGCCACGCCCCGCGTCCATCCGCATGATGTCTGCCTTGCGCCGGATCGACATGACCAGCATCAGCCTCGTTGGCTGCGTCGGCGTGCTGCTATCCTCGTCGATATGCGCGCCAACGCTGGCGCCGTTTTCCAGTTTCGATAGATCCCATTTAGCCATTGTTACTCTCCATTGTTTTATATTTCTTCCATCCATAAAGCGCTGCCGCTGCAAGGCATGTCACACCCACCTTGCCAATGATTTGCCCGTCAACATGCGCGAGCGATCCAAACGCCAGCCACAGGAAAAGTACACTGTCGATTACACTGCCAACCACACCGCTGGCGAGTATGCCGAGCGTTCTGCTGCGCTCTCTGATTTTGCTGTAGACTGCGAAGTCGCTTAACTCTGAGACGCCAAACGCGATAAGCGATGCAACAGCGATAAATGGATCAGCCAGCAAGTAAGACAGCACAGCGCCGACTGCTATTGCATACAGCGCAAAGCGCGGGCCAAGCCACTCATGCACCGCGTCACGCAGCAGCAATGCAGCGCCAATCATAAGCACACCGCTTGGTGCCATCACGCCAAAGCCTACTGGTATCAGGCATGGCCCGTCAGGGATGCAGACAGTGCCGACATTCCCAATCATGTAGTTTGCGGCTGGTATTGTTAAAGCATATGCCGCTGCTGCTATATAACCTTTATTCATAATAATATCTCCTGCTGAGGTCGTGTTTCCCAGCGAGCTGGGGTTTGCATGGCATCCCATCTGTCTGCCATCTGTCTGGGCGATTTGTGGGGTAAGTGATGATTTTGGGCAATGTCTGTGCTATCTACGCTGGCAAAAGGCCATTGCTTGCCTGATAGTTGCATACCCCTAAGCATATGCAAGACTGGCATTCTCCCAAACTGCTGAGACAAAGCGTTAAATGTTTCATCCATTTTGAAGCACCAAGGCTCTGAGAGAACCACTGCATATTCTGCGGTGCTTCCAATGCAGACCCTTGGCCATTCATCGCAAAGCGCTAACAACCGATAAATCGGCTCATCCATATGCCAGACTGGTGCGCCTTTTTTGCCATGCGGCCATTCTCCAATAAGCGCGTCTTGCTCTTGCGAGCCTGCGTCAATTACATCAGGAATAACTGCCCACGTTGTTGGGTAATCCAGCCACTTATCGCACCAATCGTAAAACTTATCCCAATCCGTAGCCTTGCCGCTTTTCCACTTGCTGAATGCACCGTTATCCAACATCACGCTTTGACCAATCTGATGGCAGCGTGATACATCATCAGGACGCATATGAGACACGCAAAAGTGCCGCCCAGCCAATTCAAGTAAGGCTGCAATCGGTGTGATTGGCGTGCCGTGATAATGGATCACTAGTTACTCTCCTGTGTTGGCCGTGGCTGTGGTCTGACGTCGGGCCACGGGCGGCGGTAGTCTGCCTCGCCGCCCATCTCGACGCATTGCGGCTCAAAGATCCGCGCTAAGTCGTAGTATTTCGCAAACGCTTTGCACTCGTCTACGGATGAAAATACGGCGAATGCCATGAAGACTGGTTCTGCGAGGGTCATCTCAATATGTCTCCCGCGTTCATAAGTATCTGCGGGGAAACCCTTACAATCAAGCCATCGTCAGTGCATCGCCTGATAGCCCTTTGAGCTGTCTTAGTGCTTACCTTGCACCTCCTTGCCGCCTCTCTAGTGACCTCCGGCGACGGTGCTGGCCCCGAATAAGTTGATATAATATCCATGACCACTTCCGCGACAGCTTGAGCGCCATACTTACCTTTATTGTTTTTTTCGTAAACAAAACCTCTCAGCTTTAAATTTAAAGATTTTGAATAAACTTCGCCATCGACCATAAGCTTAATAGGTATTTCGGCTTGGTCTACCTCGCACTTGAATTGGTCAATAACGTTAGACAAACCGACAAGAAACGCATCAAGAAGTCTCTTCTTGTTTGTGCGCGTAAGCTTCATAAGCGATCTCGCTTTTTCTGCTTTTTTTGCTGCCACAGTAAGCATCAATCCTTCATAAGACCTCGGAAGTCTTTTGGAAGACTTATCTCTATTGCACTGAACACACGATAAAGCAAAATTATCGAGCGAACATTCGCCGCCAGCGCTTTTTGGGATTATGTGGTCAATGTGGCCATCTTTGCTGTCCGTTATTTTTTTACGGCAATATGCGCAAGTGTGGTTCCAAGCGTCTTTTATGGCGAGCCTTTCTTGTGGGGGTATTTCTCTTCTTGCATCCCCCATCACATCCACCCCATGCTGACAGCGCCGATCCAGCCCAGCACCGACGCAGCAATCGCTGCGGCGATGATGATGTCTTGCGTCCACTTGGTCATTACTCTTCCTCCTCCTCGTTGCGCCAGTCGAAGTCGTCTTCGTCTTGGCATTCTGGGCAGCGCACCGTTGTCCACGCGTCGCTGTCCGGTGTGTTGACGAAACGCGGCAACTCAATGAAGCCGGTTCCGTCGCAGGTTGCGCAGATCATTTGTACACATCCGCGTTGATGCTCCACAGCACCAAGGTTGCGCGCTGCTGGCCTGCACGCTGGTTTACATGCGCTCGGCATATCTCGCCGCGTGCGTGCATGTTTTCGAGGTGCTGCGAAAGCTTGCGCGTGTCCACGCCAACGACGTCAGCGATGTCTGCCGTCTCGCAGTAGGTGACGTCGTCGCTCTGCAGCATCGAAAGGATCTTCCGCTGGACGTCAGCCCAATCAATCGGCTCAGGCTCCTCGGTGGGCGCTTGTGCGGCCTCTGCTGGCGCGTCAGTTGCCAAGCCCAGCACGTCACGCGCTGGGCGTCGTTCCTGCACGTAGGCGGCAACCCACGGCGTGCGCTCGCGGTTCTCCTCGATGGCGTTCTGCACGATGATGCCTTTGCAGATGTCGTCGAGGTTTGCGTGCGCCTGCTGCAACAAACGCGGTGAAATATGTACGCTCTCGCCGTTGTCGGTGCGTACCGCAAAGCCGGTGCCGCTGTCGGTGATGTGCGTGATTAAAAACTCATGTGTATGCGTAAGGTTCATTATGGTTTCTCCGATTAGAGTTGAGTTGTGGGGCCGAAGCCCCGATGGTTAAATTGTATTTGCAGCCACTTGAGCCGCCAAAACGAAAGGATTGCTTCCGTCACGCTCAATTCCATTGTTCTCGCAGTAAAAAGCGCCTTGCTGATCGCTTTTCACTGTAAACAGCGGGCAATCCCAATCGTCGGCGTGAACAACGTAATCTGTGATAGTCTCGCCATCAAAGTCATAATTGCGAGCTTCAAGCTCAAATTTGTAACCATGAAAATCAAAGCAATTATCTTTAACAAAAATAGTCGCCTCGTCGCCTGACCAATCTGATTTATTAAAAGTGTACATGCCGTTCATCTGTATTTCCTCCGTTGCTTATATTGTTAACATAAAGATAACACAGCATATCGCAAGCAAAAAATGCACCCATCGGAAACTTTTTTTCGCCTCTATATAAAATCGTTTAAATGCAGTATGTTGCGCGCGTGGCCAACAGCATCAACGTCGGTCGTGCTGGCGAGTTTCTCGTCGCAGCCGAGCTTGAGCAGCGCGGGATACGCTGCCATCGGGTAGACATGCAGGACGATGACCTTTGGGTTAAGTCGGCCAGCGGTGAGCTGTTGACCATGCAAGTCAAGGCGACCCTTGAGCCGCGCGGTGATCGTAAACGTAAGCCGTGCTACATGTTCACGCGCGCAAACGGCGATGCGCAAATATTTGCGTATGTGGCATTGGATATACGATTGTTTATACTGCGCACCGCTCCGAGCGGCAAAACTGTACGCATAAGGCCCGCCGATTTTACGCGGCAGGCTATGGATGACAGCATTCAGGCGATGCTATCTTAACCAATCCCACGCCTGCCGCGTGCGATCCGCTCGATCCTTCAATCCGTGATGCCCGCCATTTATGCGCTTGGTTATCTTGGCGATGGCATCGTCGTTTATGC